CACAAACCGCACGCCTTATCGGAAACCCAGGAAAATCGCGCGCTCGCGACCTAAAGGTCGCTCGCGGTAGACCCTCGCGGCTTCTTTATTAACTATCTATCCGATTTATTAACTGACTAGGTACAGAAAGACCGGTGTCTTTCCCCACAGACAAAGACAAAAGATAACGGACTAAAGACTCTTATTGGATAAGTTTCGTGGTCGCTAGGGCGACCCCAGTGCTTATAAACCCCAGGGGCATAGGTATACACTATCGCGAGAAAATATTTTTCCAGTATTACGAGATGCCCCGATATGTCCGTATTTGTACACATTTACTAGGTGACTTCCGTCACATTTAGCACTTTAGTGCGTTCGCTTTTGCGTTTTGAACGGGTTAGTATATATAGACGAACGACTACTACTGAGTGAGTCTATCTTACTGTGAGTGGGTGGCTAAGACATACGAACGGTAGTGAGGATGGCTTGAGGCCATCCCACGAACCACGAGGGGGTAGCGAGATACGCTAAAGCGTATCGAGCGATAAGGGGGATATAACCCCAAGAGTTTTATAGGGGATATATAGAGGGAGTTATTATGGCTGCCAAGGGTGGCAAGGAACATCACAATGTGGTGGCACTACGCGAGGCAAAGGCCAAAGTACTAGAATTTGTCAAGCAAGGTCTTGATTTACAGGACGCAATTGCAAGGGCTGACCGCAAGCCAGATGTCATGAAGGACTGGCGCAAGGACGAGCAGTTCATGAAGGCCCTTGACAAGGCCCGTACTGAGGGTGAGAAAACCCTGAGTATTGTCACTGGCGATGCCAAGTACAAGATAGGTTTTGAGGAGTTCTCAAAGGAGTTCCTAGATAGCCCTATCTTCCCCCATCACCGCTCCTGGATTGATATCCTTGAGGCACGTGAGCCAAGTTACATGCATAGCAGTATGGTCTATGAGCCAGCCAGCCCGAAACGTTTGCTTCTAAACGTACCCCCTGAGCATGCAAAGTCTACCGTTATCACGGTCAACTACTGTGTCTATCGTATTGCCATGGACCCCAACATCAAGATTACTATCGTATCCAAGACTCAGGAGCGTGCCAAGGAGTATCTGTACTCTATCAAGCAGCGTCTGTCTCATGAACGCTGGGCCAAGATGCAATCTGTCTATGGCTCATCTGGCGGATGGAAAGAAGATGCGGATACTTGGAAGGCTGATAGGATTTACCTTTCTCGCGATTCTACCGAGAAGGACCCGACAGTGCAAGCACTCGGAGTTGGTGGCCAGATTACTGGCGCCCGTTCCAACCTCATCATCTTGGATGACGTTGTTACGACTTCAAACGCGCATGAGTGGGAGAAACAACTCCTCTGGCTCCAGCGAGATGTAGTAACTCGACTTGGTGATAACGGCAAACTGCTTATCGTAGGTACCCGTATTGCCTCAAATGATTTATATCGCGAGATTCGTAACCCTGACCATTGGACTGGTGGGAAAACCCCGTTCACCTATATGTCAATGCCAGCGGTGCTAGAGTTTGATGATAACCCTGAGAAGTGGGTTACACTCTGGCCGAACTCTAACATACCTTGGGAGGGGTCAGATGAAGATATCGTTCCAGATGAGAACGGCCTTTATCCTAAATGGAACGGGCCAGCACTGTTTCGTAGACGTTCAGAAGTCTCTCCTTCTGCTTGGGCACTTGTTTATCAACAGCAAGACGTCCAGGAAGACTCAATCTTTCCCCCTGCGTGTGTCCAAAATGCAATCAACAGGATGCGCAAACGCGGACCTTTAAAGCCAGGTAATCCAGGACACCCTGAACAACAAGGGCACTGGTATACCATTATTGGTCTTGACCCTGCTATGACTGGTAATACAGCAGCAGTTGCTATGACTGTAGACCGCCAGACACGCAAGCGTTACATCTTAGATGTTGAAAACATGCAAGACCCAACTCCTCAGAAGATTCAGAGGCTGATTGAGAACTGGGTTGCCAAGTATAGACCGCATGAGATTAGAATTGAAATCAATGCCCACCAGAAGGCATATGCTTTAGATGATGACTTACGTCAGTTCTTAGCATCCAATGGTGTGAAGTTCTCTAGTCAGTTTACTGGCAAGAACAAATGGGACACTTCTTTCGGTGTTGCTGCCATGTCTGGACTGTTTGGCACTATGCGTGGTCAGCAATACAACAATGATAACCTAATTGAGATGCCGTCTCAAGAAGGTTCAGAAGGTATTAAGGCTCTTATCCAACAGTTGATTACATGGAAGCCTGATACCAAGGGTAAGACGGACTGTGTAATGGCTTTGTGGTTCTGTGAACTGCGAGCAAAAGAAGTAATCGGTAGTTCAAAAATCAATCAAAGTCACATCCCAAATAAATGGGCAACTAAACGTCAGCAAGATACTCGTTACGTTATGAACGTTAACGATTATGAATTTGGCGAATACGAATAGGATAACAATGGCAGACATTAAACTTATCGCGCGTCGCGTGGAGGCTATGAAGCATCGCGCTGTAGACCGCGATAACAACATGGCTAACATTCTTCTTGTGCGCAAGGGCAGAATGGTAGACATCTTCCCTGATATGTTCCCTGAGGGAATGCCTCATGCTATGGTTGCCAACTTTGTTGACGTTGCAGCACATGACTTGGCTGAGGTTTTAGCACCACTGCCATCAATTAACTGCTCAACTACAAACGTAACATCTGACCGTGCTCGTCAGTTTGCTGATAAGCGTGGCATGATTGCTAACAATTATGTTTATAGTTCACGCCTACAGACTCAGATGTACCCAGGTTCAGACCAGTACTTCTCCTATGGTTTCTTACCTATTCACGTTGAGGCAGACTGGGACAGTAAACTACCTCGTATCCGCGTAGAAGACCCAACTGGCGTCTACTATGAGCGTGACCGTTTTGGGCGTCTTGTTGCATATGCTAAGCGTTACAATAAGACTATTGGTGAACTAACAAATGAGTTCCCAGAGAATGCTAATGCAATCCTTGGTCAGTTTGGTTATGACCAGAATCTTAATCAAGAAGTTGAAATTATCCGCTACATGGATAAGAACAGCATTGTTCTTTATATTCCTTCACGTAAGGATTTAGTTTTATCATCTGCCAAGAACCCAATGGGCAAGATGACAGTCTTGGTTGCAGAACGTCCTTCTATTGATGGACAACCACGTGGACAGTTTGACGATGTTCTATTCGTACAACTTGCACGTGCTCGTTTTGCAAACCTTGCTATGGAAGCAGCAGAAAAATCTATTCAGGCTCCAATGGTTGTACCTGATGACGTTATTGACCTTCCTATGGGACCTGATGCGATTATTCGCACAAATCAACCACAAGGTGTCGGGCGTGTCCGTTTGGATATTCCCGCGGCTACTTTCCAGGAGCAAGCAGCACTCCAATCAGAACTAAGAATTGGTGCTCGATATCCTGAGGGTAGAACTGGAAACATTGACGCAAGTATTATTACTGGTCAAGGTGTCCAAGCATTACTTGGTGCTTTCGACTCTCAGATTAAGGCTGGTCAAACAGTCCTTGCTGAGGTGTTGGAAGATGTTATCAAGTTATGTTTTGAAATGGATGAAGTCCTATTCAATCAAGAAAAGAGTGTCAGAGGTGTCGCACAGGGTACACCGTACGAGTTAAAGTACATGCCAAGCAAGGACATCAAGGGCGATTCTTCTGTTGAAGTACGCTACGGCTTGATGGCAGGACTTGACCCATCTCGCGCTCTGATTTTCTCTCTTCAAGCATTGGGTGCAGATTTAGTATCTAAGGATTTCATTCGTCGTGAGTTACCATGGAGCGTAAATGTTTCTATGGAAGAACAGCGTATTGAGATTGAAAAAATGCGTGAGAACCTTACTGCAGCAATTACTGCAAGTGCGCAGGCTATTCCAGCAATGGTTGGCCAAGGACAAGACCCATCTAAGTTAATTCAGAATATTGCCGACGTTATTGAACGTCGTCGCAAAGGGGACAGTATCGAGGCTGCTGCGTTGGCAGTGTTTAAGGTGGAAACACCTCAACAACCAACTCAGCCAGAGATGGCTCCACCAGGCACACAAGGCCCAGTTGAGAATGCGCCCCCGTCCCCAGCAACTCCTGGACAACCTTCTGGTGGAGCCCCTCAACAACCACAAGCACCAATGGACTTAGCAACAATGTTAGCAGGACTCGGAGGATAAAATGGCTACAAGAAAGAAGAAGGTAGTTGATGAGGACTACTCGAAACTAGACCAGTATGCCATTGAACTACACGAGTTTTATAAGTCTTTGCGTAAAGCGGGATTTACAGTTGATAATGCATTATGGATTTTATCTGCAAAAGAGATGCGTCCTGAATGGATGGTTTCAGCACCAACAATAGATGATGTTAGAAAATACATGGATGAGGATGAGGACTAATGGCCGAAGTAGTTTCTGGAGTTGGTGCAGGTTCAAAGCGCACTGATAACAATGTCTCAGCACGTGTATCTAAAATTCAACGCGAAGCAAAGATGCAAAATGCTGCTGGTGGTTTCTATGGTGAGCGTGCTAACTTAACAAGTCTTGCTGGTGGCGCACCTACAAATGCACCTACTGCTGGATTGGTATCTCCTCAGGCACAAGGTCAGTCTTTTAGCCCATCTCAACTTCCAGATTCAAGTGTTTTTGCTCCAGGTAGTCAAGGAGTACCACTATCACAAGGTGCACCTGGTGGTCCTGGTGCTGGTGCTGAAGTACTTCAGACTCCTGTAGATGCAATTGACCAGACTTCTGTACTTCTACGTGCTATGTATATGGCTAACCCTACCCCACAACTACGTCGAATGGTCGAAGCATTTAACGAAGAAGGTAGATAGTGGCTAATCCAAACGCACCTACTACTATTTGGTCGCAGCAAAGCATTAATGATGCTAAAAAACGCTCGATTAATGCAGCGATGGCTAACTTGTCGCCTCAAAACTATACAAATTTTTATTCTATTACTGCGAAGTACCCAAATATCAGCAAAGACCTAGTAATGTCTATGGTCAATCAGGGTTTGACAGCAAGCACTCCTGGTATTGGTAAGATTGCATCTTTAGATGGTATCTCACAACTTAAACAAGACTTAATGAATGTAGATAAAATTAAATCTACAGTTAAAAAGGACCGTGGTCTTGTTGGTTCTGTTATGGATACATTTGCAAATAAGATTTATGACCCATTTAAGGGTGTATCTCGTGCAGGATTTGCTCTGTTACGTATGCCTTATGACTTTGGCACTACACTTACACGTGATATTGCCGCAGAAAAAGACCCAAGTTTATTTTTAAAAGACCTTGCAACACTAGGTGGAAGTAATACTCAGTTTGGTTCTTTAATTAAAGATGTTCTTGGCGGAAAGCCTGGCGTAGATACAGGTGCAGGATTCTTTATTGCTCCTGAATCACGTGTTGGCAAAGACCAAGCAAAGGCAATGTCTGCTTACGGCAAGATTGCTGGCGAATCATTTACTATTGGTCGTTGGTCTGCTAAGTCTTTAGGTGCTAGCCCTAATACAACCGCCTATCGTGTAATGTCAGGTATCGTTGATGCCACGCTTAACCTTGCTGCAGACCCTTCAACATGGCTTGGACCAGGTGCTGTCTCTAAGATTGTTGGTGGAGGTAAAAAACTTTCCGAGATGAAGGCTCTTACTAAGGGACTTACACAAGATGGAAAACTTGCTGCGAATGCAGAGATTACAAAAGAACTTAAAGGCTTTGCAGATGGACAAGCAAGTATTAATCAAGGCCTTAAGACTCGTACATCTAATAGATTTCTTAAAGAACAACAGGAATTGCAACGTCTTGAAACAGTTAAGACTAAAGCAATTGCTAGAGTTGCTGATACAATTCTTAATACCGAAAGAAATGTATTCAAGAATGCTGATACAGATACATTTGCTAATGAGGTTTTATCTACGGAAAACATTTCACGATGGATTCTTGGCAATGAAAAGATACAAACTGGCGAACTTGTAAAGGCTGTTGACCGTCTTTCTGCTGATGCTAAGAACACTGGTGGTTTCTTTGATGGGTATATCATCATGGATGAAATTCCATTACCAGGAAAAATCTCTGTTGGCGCACACGATTTAGATGAATACATCGTTACTGCTCTTGATAATGGTAAGAAACCAGTTCTTCTTGACCTTGCAGATGACTTTGCTGGCGCTTCTGGCCCAGTAAAGCAAGCAGAGTCAGCAAGACGCACTATGCTCATGCAGCAATTTGATGATTTATCTAATGACTTCACGCAGACTCCAGAGGTTCGTCAAGCATTTGACACTCTATGGCAGGCTATGAAGGCAGATAGTCAGGAACTTGGCGGTCCTGTAGGTTCTCTTTTGTTCTCAGAGAATGCAGAGACACTAGGTTCACTTATTGCTAAGACAGTTGCGCTTAAGAATCCAGAAGTTACTCAAAAAGTATCTGATGCAATCCAGCAAATCTGGCAAGTAGATGGATTCTCAAATATTCGTTCTATCTATGGTGAAACTGGTGGAATTGTAATCACCAATACTATGGATTTCCTTGCTGCCAATAAGGCTGAAATTGGTAATGCACTAGCAGAGTTTGCTGACCCAACTAACCTTGGACCTAATATTGCCAAGTTTATGGAGTCAATTAAGGGTACAGAAGATGCCATTGCTAAGACTAATCAGAAGTTAGAGAAGGCTGCAAAGGCTCAAGCAGAAGCAGACCAGCGTGCAAAAGATATCGATTTACTTCGTGAACTTGCAGACAATGACCCAGAACTTCTTAAGAATATTGTTAATGACCCAGACTATCAGGGTCTAGGTAAGATACTAGACCTGCCAACAGGTCAAGGTGATTCTCTTGCAGAGTATGTACGTGCACAGGTAGGTCTTACAGAGAACTACGGTGGCGAACTAGGAACAGACTTTAAGAAGGTTCTACAGTACATGCTAGGCCGTCGTTTTGCTGAGATTGCAGA